ATTAAAGATTTTACAACGCAAGATGATTTAATCGTTTTGATTCAAGAATTAAGCAAGCGAACGTGGTTTACTCAAGAGATGCGGTATAAGATTGAGCGCGAAGTTATCAGGTTTTTACATGAGTTTTAGATTATGGCATTACTAACATCGACAGAGTGTGTATCTCGCTATGGTGATGCACGAAAAGAGTCAAACATGGTTTTATGGGATGTGCCAACAGAGCTTGAAATAGGTGTAATCCCTAAGCGCATTTACTGCAATCGCGATATGATTGCGCCATTGGCTCAGGCATTTAAAAAACTGATTGAGACAGGCCACGTTAAAGAGCTAAAAACGTGGGACGGGTGTTTTAACATTCGTAACAAGCGCGGCGCATCATCGGCCAGTTTGCACTCATGGGGGGTGGCTATCGATGTGAACAGCGCATGGAATGGATTCGGTAAAAAACCAACATTAAGCGCAGGCTTTGTGAGGTGCTTTACGGATTCGGGGTTCGATTGGGGTGGGTATTGGACTAAACCCGATGCGATGCACTTTCAATTAAAAAGCTTCAAATAATACTCTGGTGAACAATGACGTTCTTTATACCCCAAAACAGCGGGGCTTTTTTATTTTTAAAAATAATTAAATATTGGCCTAAAATAACAATTTACAATAACGTAGCTACGATATACAATAAACACATCAAGACAAGCAAGGTGCTAGTCTAAAACAACGTAGAGTAAAGATTATGAACACATTAACTCAAGACATGATTAAAGAATTAGAAACTGTTCCTTTTTACACAAAGGAAGAGGCTTGCAACTTGGCAAAACAAGCGTTTGCTGATTATTCAAAACGCAGCAAAGAAGCAAAGGCTGTTGATAAAGCTATTTGGGATATGGCGTTAGCAGGTGGTTGCCCAAACAGAGTGGTAATGGCTGTTGAAAAATTAGTGGCTCGTTATGCAGCATAAACGAACAGAAGCACACCGCGAAGCTGATTCGCGGTACGCAGACAAACGGCACGTTAAGCGCGTGTCGTTTAATACAGAGACAGAATCGGAATTAATCGCTAAGATGGACAAAATACCAAACTTTAGCGAGTGGGTTAAAACTAAGTTACAAGAAGCCTCGCAATGAGGCTTTTTTATTGTCTAAAATAATATGTTAAGCTATAGTCTAAATTTATACGTTAGCATTAGGGGTGCATGATGGATAGACTAAAAGAGCCTAGCTCATGGGGTGGCCTTGGATTGATTGCTACAGGTATTGCTAGTCTTTTATCACATGACTACGCAACAGGCACAGCTCAAATTATTACAGGTTTGATGGCTGTATTGCGACCCGAGGCCATTAGCGGTGCAAAATAACATGGCTGAAGCATCTCAACACATCGAAAATGGGTTAAGCATGGCAGCCATAAAAACATCGCCTCCCCTCATTGTCACAGGTATGACGTTGGCAGGAATACAATTACAAGACTGGCTAATAATGGCAACGATAATTTATACAGTTATACAAATAATTATTGCACTGCCAGAACTTAAAAAGTCTTTTAACGAATGGCGCGATAAATGAAATACCTTAAAGCGTTTGCTCAATTTTGCGTAGTGTGTGGTTTGCTTGTAATAACAGGCTTTTCGTTTTGGTGTGTTTATTTAGTTTGGTGGATAGTTGAGGGGATGAGATGAGACAACTAATAGAAAAAAACATCAAAGACTTGATTCCTTATTGCAATAATTCTCGCACGCACAGCGACGAGCAGGTACAACAAATAGCGTCTAGCATTAAAGAGTTTGGCTTTACTAATCCAGTGCTAATTGACGAACAGGGCGGCATTATTGCAGGTCATGGGCGCGTAATGGGTGCAAAAAAACTAGGTTTAAATAAAGTACCGTGTATTGTTTTAGATGGTTTAAGCGAAGCACAAAAAAAAGCATATATCATTGCAGATAACAAACTTGCACTAAATGCAGGGTGGGACGATGAATTGTTAAGGGTAGAGATTGAACACTTAAAAGAGTTAGATTTTGATTTGGGCTTGATTGGCTTTAGTGATGATGAATTAGCTTTGCTGATGGGTGGTGAAACTACAGAAGGACTTGTTGATGAAGACCAAGTGCCTGAGTTAGTGGATGACCCTGTAACTGTGTTGGGTGATGTTTGGTTATTGGGTAATCATCGGTTGATGTGTGGGGATAGTACGAGTATTGATGCGGTGGAGAAGCTGATGAATGGGGAAAAGGCGGATATGGTTTTTACAGACCCTCCGTATGGGATGTTCCTTGACACTGATTATACAAAGATGCCAAAAGCACCTAATGGAGCAAAACCACTTAAACACTCAAAAATACAAGGAGATAATAACGACTTCACACCTGAATTAATAAATACAATATTCGCAAGCTTTGATTATTGTAAAGAGATATTTATTTGGGGTGCTGATTATTTTGCTGAATTGATACCAAATAAAAATGATGGTAGTTGGATTGTATGGGATAAAAGAGTAGATGAAAAATTTGATAAAATGATAGGTGCTGCATTTGAATTATGTTGGAGTAAATCTAAACATCAAAGAAAAATTGCAAGAATAAATAATACCTTATTTAGTGGTGAAAAGGATGCACAAAACAAAGTACATCCAACCCAAAAACCAATAAAACTATCTACATTCTTTTTTGATAATTGGGGAAAAGAAAATGATTTAGTTGCAGACCTTTTTGGAGGAAGCGGTTCAACGCTGATTGCCTGCGAAAAAACTGGACGCTATGCCCGCCTAATGGAGCTTGACCCAAAATACTGCGATGTCATCATTAAACGCTGGCAGGACTTCACAGGCAAACAGGCCACGCTAGAATCAAACGGCAAAACATATAACGAGTTGCTAAATGATAACCAAACCAAAAATACACATTGATTTGAAGCAGGTTGAATCATTGGCAGCTAATGGTTTGACTGATGAACAGATAGCTTCTGCATTAGGAATCAGTAGGACTACGCTATCAAACAGAAAAAGAGAAAATGAACAATTTGTACTAGCTATTAAAAGAGGAAAGGCCAAAGGGATTGCATTAGTGACTAACAAACTAATGGAGTCAATCAAAGGCGGCAACATGACGGGCATGATTTTCTTTTTGAAAACTCAAGCTGGTTGGAAAGAGACTAACGTACAAGAACACACGGGCGCGAATGGTGGCGCAATCCAAGTAAATACAACGGCAATGTCAGCCGAAGAAGCCTATAATCTACTAATCAATGGCGGCACTATTAAAACGGACTAGCAATGACTGACGTTTTATTCGACTTTAAAAATCCTGACTATCAAGCTGTATATAAAAAACGTGCTGAGCGTTTGCATACCATTCGCACGACTGAGGGTGCATTGGCTGGACTTCTTGAATTCTACAAAACACATCCTGCCGAGTTTATCAATGATTGGGGCATGACATTTGACCCTCGTAATGCCGAGCGTGGTTTACCAACTAACTTTCCATTTGTCCTATTTCCTAAACAGATTGAGCTCGTCAATTGGGTTAATGCACGTTGGAAAAGTAGAGATGATGGTGTTATTGAGAAGTCACGCGATATTGGCATGACTTGGCTTGCTGCGGCCATTGCCCATTGGATAACCTTTTTTCACGCTGGTACTGTTGTCGGCTTTGGTTCGCGTAAAGAGGACTTAGTCGATAAGAACGGCGACCCTGATTCTATATTTTGGAAAATACAAGCGTACATTGCAGGATTGCCGATTGAGTTCAGGCCGAAGAACCAAACAAGGACGCATCTTTGCATAGTCAATAACGATAACGGTTCGGTCATTAAAGGTGAGGCAGGCGATAACATTGGGCGAGGTGGCCGTACGTCAATCTACTTCAAAGACGAGTCGGCACATTACGAACGGCAAGAGATAGTTGATGCAGCACTAAGCGCAACATCAAACTGTAAGATTGATATGTCTAGCGTAAACGGTAACGGCAATCTGTTTTACCGCAAGCGCATGAGTGGCGAAATACCCGTATTTTCGTTTCATTGGTCGGATGACCCGCGCAAGGATAAAGAATGGTACGAGAAGAAAAAACGCACTGTTGACCCTGTGTTATTTGCTCAAGAGTATGATTTAGATTACAACGCATCGACAAACGATAGTTGGATTGCAGGCGACTTAGTTGAAGAAGCTATGAAGCTAGGGCCAGCGGATGTTGTGCCGATTGGTGGTTGGGTTATTGGCATTGACGCTGCACATATGGGCGATGATGAGTCGGTGATACACTTACGGCGTGGACGTTTGAATCTGAAACAGATTACACGACGAAAACTAGATGGCATACAGTTAGCAGGTTTGGTGACTGAGCTATGCGGACAGCTAGAATTGCAGGGCGTGCATGGGCGCATTGATGCAATCATCATAGAATTAGACGGGCCCGGTGCAAGCTGTTATGACCAGTTACGCGATGGCCGATATAAAAAGATTATCTACGGCGTACACAC